TGGTGCTTTTTCTTTCCCCATTTTCACTGTCAAGGAGGTGAGAAAATGAAAATCGAGATCAGAGCCGACGGCGCCCATATCTCCGGCTATGTCAACGTGACCGAGAAGAAATCCCGGCCGGTCATGACACCCCACGGCAGGGTGATCGAAGAGATCGAGCCCAGAGCCTTCGAGGCGGCGCTGGAGCGCGCCGGCGAGGTGACCCTGACCGTTGACCACGACAGCGGCCACATCTATGCCAGCACCAAAGACAATACCCTCTCCCTGAAGGAGGACGAGATCGGCCTGCACGCCGAGGTCACCATCCGGGACAAGGAACTCTGCGCACTTGCCAAGGCGGGCAGGATCCGCGGGTGGAGTTTCGGCATGTACAATGTCCGGGATACCGTCGAGCCCCGTGCCGACGAGCTGCCCCTGAGGCGGATCACCGCCCTCGACCTTGACCATGTGTCGCTGATCATCAACAAGCATCCTGTCTATTCCGCCACGTCGGTCGAGGTCAGGGCCGACGGCGAGACCCAGATGGAAGAGCGGGCCTTTGAGGCAGAAGTCACTGTTTCCCCCGCACACGATTACACCCAGTATCACCAGAGAATCGATGCGCTCAAGCGCAGAAAGGAAGAAACCGTATGAACCTGAAAGCACTGTATGAAAAGAGAGACGCCCTGCACGGTCAGATGACCGAGCTGCTGAAGAATGTCGAGACCGAGAACCGCGCCATGAGCGAGGAGGAGCGCGCCTCCTTCGACGCTCTGGAAAAGGATATCAAGGACATCGACGAGACCATCGCCCGTGAGGAGAGGGCCCGCGGCCTTGAGCTGCCCGCTCCTTCTGCCGCTCCTCAGCCCGAAGACCGCGCCGAAGCCGAGGAGAAAGCCTTTGTCGACTTCGTGCTGGGCTATACCAATGAGCTGCGCGCCGGTGAGCAGAATGTCACCATGGCGAACAACGCTCCCATCATCCCCACCTCCATTGCCAACCGCATCATCAAGGCTGTCAAGGACCGCAGCCCCATCCTGGCAAGAGCCACCGTCTATCACGTCAAGGGCAATCTGCAGATCCCCGTCTGGGGCGATGCTGACGGCCACAACATCGCTGTGGGCTACAAGAACGAATTCGAGGATCTGGTCGCTGACGCCGGCAAGTTCACCTCTGTGGATCTGGGCGGCTTCCTGGCAGGCGCTCTGACCCTGATCGGCCGCAGCGTTGAAAACAACGCCGCCTTCTCCGTCGTCGACTTCATCGTTGACCAGATGGCCGAGGAGATCGCTTACTGGATCGAGGGCCAGCTGCTGGCCGGTACCGGCGTGAATGCCGCACAGGGCGCTCTGAACACCCAGAACACCCTGACCGCAGCAGCAGCCGCTGCCGTTACCGCCGACGAGCTGATCACCCTGCAGGCCAAGGTCAAGCAGGCCTATCAGGCAAACGCCTGCTGGATCATGCACCCCGACACCTTCACTGCCATCCGCAAGCTGAAGGACGGCAACAACCGCTATCTGCTGCAGGATGACATCACCGGCGCCTTCCCCTATCGTCTGCTGGGCAAGCCCGTGTTCGTCTCTGACAACATGCCCGCCATGGCCGCAGGCAAGAAGGCTATCCTCTACGGCGACTGCACCGGTCTTTCCGTCAACTGGCGCGAGAACATCGGCATCCAGATCCTGAGAGAGCAGTTTGCCGTCAAGCACGCCATCGGCGTCATTGCCTGGATGGAGTTTGACGCGAAGGTCAGCGACCATCAGAAGCTGGCTGTGCTGACCATGAAGGCCTCCTGATGAGGCTGAGCCAGCTGACCGAGGCCGACGTACTGCTTTTCCTGCACCTTGACGGCACCGAGGGGGATATCTCTCCCTCGGCGCTGCTGGCAGCGGCAAGAGGTTACATCCGCAGCGAGACCGGCCTTGACGATGAAGAGATGGACGAACACGAAGATCTCTCTGCCGCGGCGCTGGTGCTCTGCGCGGATATGTACGAAAACCGGCTGATGACATCCGAGATGAAATACGGCGGCTCCTCCAACAGGACGGTGGAGGCCATTCTCGGCTTCCACCGGAAGAATCTGGTGTAAAAGGAGGCGTTGACAGTGAAGTCTGAAAAAGAGGCACACACCCGCGGGAATCTCGTCTTCTCCGCAGGAGAAGTTCGGTCGCTCCGACCGAAAGAGATTGCCGAAGGTCAAAGCCGACTGATAAGGAGGTTTTGACAGTGGATCCCGGTAAATTACGCAAACGCGGCTGGCTTATGCGGCTGGCCGGCGAAGAAGACCTCCGCTTTGAGGCGGTGCGCTCCCTTTGGATGGATGTGACCGAAACCGGACGGAAGAACATCTTCTCCCGGGTGGGGATCGGCGGAGACGGCGCGGAATTTATCGTCCGTTCCTGTGACCTGACCCTGCATGATGCCATCCTATATGAGGGGCAGCATTATTTCCTGACCGATATCGAAAAAACAGGCATCTGTCCTGTCTGGTTCAGGGTCATGGCGGCCAGAGTTCCCTGCGAGACGGTGACCGTCTTCAGAACCGAGACCTCCCGGAGTGATCTTGGACGGGCAAAACAGACTGTCAGCGTGATCGGTTCCTTCCCCGGCTGCATCACCGAAAAATATCTCGGCGAAGAGGTGGGAAAAAGCCACCTTGAACTGGAAAAGCGCCGGGTGGTGGTCGCTCCCAAAGCGGCAGTCTATAAGCCCGGTGACACCTTTGAGATCCTCGGCGCGCGCTGGCGGGTGGTGCTGGTGCATGACCTTGAGGCGTGGAAAAACGAGTATGAGATCGAGAGGACGGACGATGTATAATGCCCGATCTTGATCTTGCTGCTCTGACCGCCTTTGCCGAAGCACTGGAGCGTGCCGGAAAAAAGTTCCCCGAAATGCGCCGCGAACTGCACGAGGAACTGGCCGAAGCCGCACTGGAAGAGGTGCAGGACATCATGGGCGGCGGAAAGGTCGCTTCCTGGCAGGAGAGCCATGTGGGTTCCCGCGGCGGTTATGCAGCCGTCCGTCCGAGGGCGAAGACTTATCACAAAGGCTATGCCGTGGGCTGGATCACCAATGCCATCGAGCACGGTCACGCCATCCGCAGGCCTTCCGGATACGGCAAAAACTACCGCGCCCGCATCAAAAAAGGCTATGTCCTGGGCAAGGGCTATTACAAACTGGCCCGGACAAGGGCCGAACGGATCACCATTGACGCGGCGAACAAGCTTCTTGACGAGATCGCGCGCGATCTGAAGTAAGAAAGGATGAAATACATGGGAAAATTTGACTCCGGAAAAAGAGTCATGTCCGGCACCTGGGGCGAGGTGTGGCTGGACAACGAGTATGTGGCGGAGGCCTACAGCATGACCGCCCGCGTCACCTATGCCAAATCGCCCATCGCCCGCTGCGGCCTGATGGCCAGCGACCACAAGGTGACCGGTTATTCCGGTGCCGGTTCCATCGGCATGCACAAGATCAACTCCCGCATGGCAAATCTGATGGGCAGCAAGATCCGCAACGGCGAGGATATCCGCTTCACCATCATTGCCAAGCTGAACGACCCCGACGCCTTCGGCGAGGAAAGAGTCCGTCTCACCGGTGTGAGCTTCGATGATCTGACCCTCGCGGGCTGGGAAGCAAATACTCCCGGCCGTCTGGAGGCACCTTTTACCTTCACCGACTACGACTTCCTCGACACTGTGGAGGTGTAACCTATGAGTCTTCCCAACATCAACATCACCTTTACCACCCTTGCCGAGACTGCGCTGATCCGCGGCGACAAGGGCACCGTCCTGCTGATCCTCCGCGACACGAAGGCAGGCGAATACACCGTTTACACCCGCGCTGACATTCCCGCCGCCCTGTCGCAGGACTCTCAGGACGCCATCGCAAGGGCGCTGACCGGCGGAGAGAATCCTCCCGACAAGATCCTTGTCAAGGTCATCGGCAGCTCGGAAGCCATTGCAGCCGCGCTCACATGGGCGGCGCTGCAGGAGTTCGATTATCTCGCAGGCCCCTTGAACATCACCGCTGACGAAGCCCAGACCATCGCAGAATGGATCAGCGGCGAACGCACTGCCGGCCGCAAATCCAAGGCAGTTCTGCCCGACACCGCCGCCGACCACGAAGGTGTCATCAACTTCTCCGCTTCCGGCATCAAGGTCGGTGAGAAGACCTTTACCGCCGCCCAGTACTGCTCCCGCATTGCCGGTCTGATCGCCGGCACTCCCTTCACCCAGGCGGCTACCTTCGCACTGCTGCCCGAGGTGACCGACTGCGCGAGACTGACCCGCACCGAGGCCGATACCGCTGTCGATGAGGGCAAACTGATCATCTGGTATGACGGCCGCAGCTTCAAGCTGGGCAGAGCCGTCAACAGCTTTGTGACCACCGTTTCCGGTCATGGCGCTGCCTTCAAAAAGATCAAGATCGTTGAGATCATGGACCTGATCCGGCAGGACATCGTCCGCACCGCCGAGGATCAGTTCATCGGCCGGTATCCCAACTCCTACGACTCCCGCTGTCTTCTGATCAGCGCGATCAAGGGCTATCTGGAGGATCTGGCCGCAGACGGCATCCTTGCTCCCGGCTTTACTGTCGGCATCGATACCGACGCCAACCGCCGCTGGATGAAGGAGCACAATGTCGACCTGACCGGCATGACCGAGGATCAGATCCGCCGCTTTGATACCGGCAGCGTGGTCAATCTCCGCGCCGTGATCCAGATCCTGGATGTCATCGAGGACGTGGAGCTGCCCATCCAGCTGAACCAGTAAGGGGTGGGCACGATGGAAAAAACTGCCCTTGACATTCTTCTTGCCGGAGAAAAACAGCTGCCGGTAAAGGAAAAGCAGTTCCGCCTCAAACGGCTGGGCATCACGATGACCCTGCGCAGTCTCAGCTATAACAGGGTGCAGGAGATCAAGAAGATCGGCTCGGACATCCAGATCCACGAGCTGCTGGCCGGTGTGCGGGATCCTGACCTGAAAAATCAGGCGCTGCTGGATCATTACGGCGCGGCGACTCCCGCCGAACTGGTAAAAACGATGTTCAGTCCCGGCGAGATCGAGGAGATATGCATCGAGATCGACCGGCTGTCCGGCTACCGGCAGGTAACGCTGGAGGCTGTCAAAAAAAAATAACATCCGACCCGGAAATGCAGCTGATGTTCTGGCTTTTTCGTGAGCATCATGTCCTGCCGGGGACTTATTACCGGCTCCCCGAAGGGGAAAAGCTGCTGATCCGGGCATTCTTTACCCATGAGATGGAGGTGCGCAAGTCTTGGGCCTGAAAAAAATGATCCTGATGGACACCGCCGGCGGGACAGAGTTCGTCTTTCCGGTGACGCCGGACAGCTTCTCGGTCTCCTTTGGCCGGGCGGTAAAGAAAATCGGCCTTTATGCCGCGGGCGAAATGCATCTCTGGGGACAGAAGACGGCTGCGGCGGTCAGAGTGACTGCCCAGCTGCCCCGGACTGCCCGCAGTTACGCCTTTTCCGGGGGCTATACCGGCAATCCCTATGGCGCTGTCGAACTGCTGAAAGGCTGGCAGGAGGCGGGCAAGGTGCTCCGCTATATCGTTTCCGACACGCCTGTCAACATCCCTGTGCTGCTCAGTTCCTGCTCCTACGGC